TCACCCACTCGCGCGCTTCTCGCGGGATTTCATGCGCTCGGCGATGGCTTCCGCAACGTGAGTTTTCCCGAGTAGTTGGGGGCCGGCCTGCACTTTTACCCCCCGTGATTCTTCACGCGTCATGCCGGCATACTGCTCGACGTCAAGGATTAGCCAGGCAGCGCGGGTACAATCCTTCCGCCGCTGCCAGTGTTGTCTTGTACAGAGAATCCGCGGATGCGGCGAAAGCAAATAACCAGAATGGGGGGGGGGTAATGACCGAAAGCCAGACAGAGGGTTGGAACGAGCTGAAAATCAGCAGCGAGAGGGAAGCCTTCGATTTAATACAGAAGGCCCTGCAAAATCAGATCGGCGAGCAGCCATGCAAGATCAGCTTTGACAATTGGCCTGTCCTCACGATCAAGCTTGAGGGCAAGGGGTATGACAGTACGATCACGCCCGATCTCGCCGAGGCACTCGTATCGCTGCAGCACGCACTTGATCGCAGTTACGCGAGACTGGTTCATGACCTAGCGACTTCTCGAGGGCTATCCCTTGAAGAGCGCGAGGCGCTAAAGTTCAAGGCGAAGGTCGAGAGTGGTAGTTCGCTGATCGAAATCAATCTGGGAGAATGGGCTGAACGTGTAGGTTTAGCCTTGACGGATAAAATGACACCCACACAGCTCGTGATGATGGTTGCAACGGTGGCAGCTATTGCCGGCTCGACCGTTGCCTACAAGGACTTCCTGGACACTCGCTCAGAAGACAAGAAAGTCGAGGCCGGGATGAAAGAGCGTGTCCTGCTTTCCCAGGAAGAAACCAAGCGCCACGCTCTGCTTGTTCAGGCCCTGACCGGTTCCCCAAAACTGGCGGATGCTGCACAGGATTTCAACCAGGCTAGGGTCAAACTCCTGAAAGGTGTTGGTGACGCCGATACCCTCACCGTTTCCGGAATCACCTTGAACCGCGAAGAAGCCAACACCGTCGCTCGATCGAAACGCAGCGAATCGAAGGACATTCAGGCCAACGGGCAGTACAAGATCCTTGATGTGGGCCTGAGCCATGAAAACGAGGTTCGCCTAAAGGTATCCGATGCGAAGACGGGCCGTGAGTTCGTGGCAAGCTTCACGGATGACAGTCTGAACCAATCTCAGATCGCCATGCTTCAAAATGATGTGTGGAAAAGAAAACCGATATATCTGTCCATCAACGCCACCGAACTGCGCGGACAAATCACCACGGCCGTCGTGGTGGGAGTCGGAAAATCTCAGTAACCCGTTGAGCCAAATCCAAAACGCGAATTCGCGCTAGGCGCGCCGGACGAAAAAAACCCCGGCACATGGCCGGGATAGGATGGGGAGGGCTATCAGTTCTCCCCCAGGAGATGCACCTTGGTATTCAGTACAGCTTATCGAGTCCCGAGATCATGGTGGTGATGAACTCGGCGGGCGTCATGTCGAGGGCGGGATCCTGCGGCAACCCTTCCAACAGCATGCTGTCTTCGTCGCTGAGGTCACCGGCCTCGATCCGTCCGGCCAAGTCCCGGAGCTTGTCCATGGCCGTGCGATACGCTGGCGGGTAAACAGCCCGCCTCACGAACCCGGTCGTGACGAATTCCAGTTCGTCATCCGGCAGCGCCTCAAACAGCGCGTCCGCGAGCCGGCCCATCGCAACTTGCTGCGGATCGCCGCTCCCGCCCCTGGCCTTCGCGGCTTCCAGTTTCGCCAGGCGTTGTTCAAGCGTGGCCATGCGCCACCCTCCATTCCTCAACCAACGGCACCAGGTCCGCGCACAGGTCGACCTCTGACATGTGCATCGCGATAGCCCGCTCTTCCTCTTCCACGCTGGCGAACCATTCGCCGCGGTCTTTCAGCATCTGGATAACGCCATCCAGCTCTTCGTCTGTCAGGTCGCGTGCAGTGGTGCCGGTTCTCGTTCCAGGGCTGCTCCGCCGCCTCAGCTCCAGTGCGCTCAAACGTTGCTCAAGCGTGGCCATCTTCCCCTCCTTCCAGCGCGGCGATGCGCTTCTCAAATTTGCAGACCTCGAACATCTTCCGCATCTCGCCCAGGACCATCACGAGGCGATACCCCTCCTGTGTATCGAGATTCCTGCCCCGCATGTCCCGATAAACCCGCGCCATTTCCCTTCGAATCCCGTCCAGGTCATTCACGTTCATCCGGGGTGGGGGTAACGCGACAAGCCCAGCCTGCTTGCCGCTTTCCGCTCGATCGTTTGTGGAATCAGCCCGTTTTGACATGCCTCAGCCTCCCTTTCCGCGCAGATTGATCAGCGCGATCTCGCGCAGGATGATTTCCGTCATCAGGCCGGTGGCAAGCTGGCTTGCCCAGATGTTGACCTGTTTCAAGACAGCCTCGGGGTCGCTGCTTTCCTGGATGGCATGCGGGGCCGAGTAGCGCAGATAAATCGGCTTGAGTCGATCCAGTGCAATCTTGGCGACTTCCGCATCAATCCCGTTTGCCCGCATGAGTTCCTGGAAACCGGCTTCGTAAACGCGCCACTGGCGATGCATTGTGTCGGGCATCTGAACAATTTCAGCGTTCATCAGCCGTTCCTTTCGACCATACGTTGATACGCGAGCCCCATGTCCGCCTCGATTTGAGATTGGGAATAGTTGAAGCTGTTAGCGTCATTGGCGTTGACCTCGATGTAAACATTGCCACCATTTCCACCTTGCGCCCCACCATTTCCATCTTGCGCCCCACCGTCTGCCAGTCTACGAATCACGTTAGCGTGCTTGGCCGGCAAGACCATCTCCTCCTCGTGGAGCTGGGTGAGAGGGTTCATCCCAGCCGGGATGTCATAACCGCCCTGGGCAGAGGAGACTTTCTTTGCAATGGCAGAAACGCCAGCAAAGGCCGCGCCTGCCGCCGCAACGGCCAACACCGGGCCAACATAGGGGATACCTACCATCGCTTTCCATGCGCCGGCCATCGCTTCCCATGCGCTAGTCATAATGTTTTTCACTGCGGTAGCCGCCCAGAGGGCAACACTCTTCCCTGCAGCCACCGTTTCCGCCAGCGTCCTTGCGGCCGTTCCCGCAACGGTTGCCCCGGTCTTGGCCTGCTCGCCAAACAGCCATGTCGTCACTTTCTTTTTAACGAAGTTGGAAAAGAGCCCCAACATTGATGCCATGGTCGCATTAACTGCGCCCGCCCATGTCAGAGTTCCATTCATCATGGCCTGGACGCCTTTGTCCCATAGTCCGCTAACGGTGTCGGAAAGCTCCGTCCAGATTCCCCGTGATTCCAGAGCCTGCTGGCGTTGGATTTCCATTCCTTGAGCGCCGTAGCGTTGACGAATCGCCGCTTTTTCGGCCTCGATGCGCTCAAGTTCGACAGGGTTGTCCGGGTCTTGCAGCGCAATCTGATTTTTTGCCTCAATGAACTGCTGCTCGGCAGCCAGGCGCTCGGTATTGAACCCTGCCTGCAGTGCGAGCAAAGCGTCTTTGGTCATAAACCCCATGTTGACCTGGTGCTGTGCGGCGGCTTCCGATTCCTGGATGCGTGACAGTTCGGCATCGCGGGCGCTTTGCGCGCGGATCAGGTCGATCTGCATTTGCTGCTGGGCGGACTTCCGGTAGGCGTCCTCCATCGCCTTGGCGGCTCTCTCGCCCTCTCGCACCATCTCGCCTTGCAGGGCGTTGATGGCGCGCTGCTGCTCACGGATCATCTCAGCCGTGCCTTTGTCGCTGGTGATGTATGAGCCGCTGCCCAGCGCGTCGATGGGGCCGTCCGCCTTCTTGCTTTTGCCCTTGCTTCCCGACGCACCAGGCGGTGCTTGGAAGTCACTACCACCTTCCGCCGGAGCGTCCGAGGCCGTGAACTTCTGGCGGAACTTGCCGAGGAACGAATCGCCGGTACCGTTCCACAGGTCTTGCAGTTTCTTCGTCTCCTTTACCGCATCGGCTGCACGCGCCCTGAATACCTCCATGGCGCCGGAGAAATTACCCGTCAGCGCCATTGCGGTGGCAGCGGCAACTGCCCCAATGTCGGTGCCAACAGAAACGAAAGCCTGCTTCACCATCCGCGCGAGATCGATCACACCCAGAAAGGTTTCCATTGCAACCCGAGCGATCTTCACCAACTCTGGACCGATTGACACAAGCGACGATTTGAACACCGTCATGATAGGAATGAGTCCTTGGCCTATGGTGACCTGCAAGGCCTTCCCGGTCAGGTTTGCATCGTCGCTGGCCTGGTCATAATCTTTCCATGCCTGAACATTGTCCTGGCCGACAACCAGGCCAAGCTCTTCCATTTTTCTCTTGGTTTCCTCGGCAGCCTCTCGGCTGGCCAGCAGAAGTTTCGAGCTGCCATTGACTGTTCGACCGAAGATTTCTTGCGCTGCCGCGTTGCGGTCGGTGCCTTCCTTGTAGGAATTGACGGTCGTAATGGCGTCCATCATCAAGTCGTTCATGTTGCGCAGGTTGCCGTTTGCATCCCGCGTCACAAGGCCCATGCGGTTCATGTCCTCTTCGTTTTCACGAAGATTCATAGTGAGCCCGCGACTGGCTGCCGACAGCTCGCCTTGAGTCGCCCCGATGTCATCCAGTACCGAGATCCACACACTGGCCTCGGTGGCTGACACGCCCATCGCGCGGCCCAAATCCATCGCGGCCTCGGTGTACTTGACGGTTTCATCGGCTGCATTCTTCATAGCGACGACGGAGAACGCCGCCGCCGCAACAGCCGCCACACTGGCAAACGCAGACCGAACAGTAGCCGCCACCTCAGACATGTTGTTGCCGGCCGTCTTGAGGCTGCCATCCATCCGCTGCGCCCCGTCTTCGACTGACTTGGCGGCCTGGTCCATGCCGCTCTGGAGCTCGGCAACCTTCGCCGTTACGCGGACATCAATTGTTTTGTCGCTCATAACCGTTCTCCTAAAAGTGGATTTCTGCGTCTTTCATCAACTCGCCTTGGTCGCGCGGGCAATGGCGGCATCGATTTCGGTATCGATCGCGCCTTCCTTTTTCAGTTCAGCCAGGGCCGAGCGCAAGAAAGACCGGGGCGGCAGATCGTCAGCATTCAGCGAGGGCTTGCCGGCGTTGAGCCCGGCCTTGAACCCTTGCCGGCGTTTCTTCAGATCGGCCTTGATCGACTGGCCAAACTCGTGGAACTTCGCATACTCGACATTGGTGCCGACGATGCCGTTAATCTCGCCGGCGCCGGCCTCGATGCGCTGAGTGATTGACCGGCGCAGGCGCCCGGTGACAACGTTGAGAACCTGGTCTTGGCCTGGCCCGGAAAGTTTCTCCTGCTTGACCTTAACCAGCAGCTTCAACACGATGCGGCCGATCCCCTTCTGGATTTCCCCGCGTGCCGCCGCATCGAAGCGGCGCAGATCAGCAACGACCTCGCGGGCGCCTGTGACGGATGTCTCAATCATGGTCACCCCCCTGCCCAGCTTCGAACGCCTTTCGCTTCAGACCGGCAACGTCCATCGCGCACGCCACGACTTCCTGCATGTTCTCCAGGTCGATCAGGTCGGCGACTTCCTCGCGTGTCATGTCCGGATAGTTGCGTTTTAGCGCGGCGTGCACGGTGTCGACGACGGTGCCGATGTACTTGGGATCGGTCGGGTCTTCTTTCGTCCCGACAAACCGATCCTGCAGCTGCTCCATCGCGCCCAGCGATATTGGCGGGATGATCAGCGTGCAGTCGCTGAACTCGAACGGGATGCCTTTTACTTTCGTGGGTTTGGTTTTCATCGTCTCGTCTCCTTTCAATTCAGGTTCAGGGCGCCATCGCTGCCGCAATTTCGGCAAGGATGGCTTCGCGGGCACGGGCCACGCCGGCATCGTGCGGTGGGATCATGCGGTTGATACGTTCCGGCCAGCCGCCTTGATATGGCGCTTCTCGATCTAACAAAATCCGTTCCAGCGCGTAAGCCACTTCGCCTGAGTCGGTCATCTGCTCAAAAAGCGCCGACGATTTTTGGCGCTCGGCTGCAAGCTTTTCGGCCAGGTGAACATCGACAGCGGTTTTGAGCATGGCCTGGGCTGCCACATGTTTGGCTAGATGATCGAGAGTGATTGAGGAAAGCCGCTCAGCCACGGCGGCAGCGACGCGAATCTTGTGCCGGAGCTCTGGCGCGGCGTTCTCCAAAGCCTTGCGAGCAGCCTCAAGCGCAGCAGCGGTAGCAGTAAGGTCGGCGTCCTCGCCAAATTGCTGAGCGACGGCGGCGTTTGCGTGTGCAGTCTCAGCGGATGAAACTGAGGATTCCAGCGCAGCAAGCTCCTGTTTCAGCGAATTGTGTTCGCGCTCAGCTGCCGCGCTCTTGTCATTGGCCGCTTGCAAGACCTTGGTCACATCGCGGGCGGTGGCGATGGCTTGTTCAATGGGTGTCATGTGTTGCTCCTTTGGTGGGTTGGGTGGATTTCCGGCATTGCAGCTGCCGAGTGGCTGTCGTGCTTCCTGACGTGGCGACGCAGCGCCCACAGCAGGTTCAACAGTTCGATGGGGTGCGTCAGTTCCAGGGCTTTTGCCGCCGCAAGGGCCGCGGTTTCCGGACTCATGCCGAGGCGCCAGTGGCACCAGGGCGGCACGTCTTCGATGCCGCCGGCGCGGATGGCTTGGACTCGCTTAGTCATCGAATCCCCCTCTGTATTTCTTGGCAAACGGCTTTTGCTTGGTCTGCGCTGCAATCGCAAGATCGCTTTCCATCGCGTCGCTGAAGCGCGAGAACGGCCCCTCAAACCGAAGGTGAACAGTTCCAAGTGGTCCCATGCGCTGTTTGCGGATCAAAATTTCGGCCAGTCCCTTGTATGAGCTTTCGGGGTTGTAGTACTCGTCGCGGTAGATCACCAGCACCACGTCGGCGTCCTGTTCGATTGATCCAGATTCGCGCAGATCGGATAGGTGCGGGCGCTTGTCGGTGCGGTTTTCGCACTGTCGCGAAAGCTGGCTTAGCAAAATGACTGGGCAGCCGAGTTCTTTCGCCATCAGCTTCAATCCGCGCGTGATGCTCCCCAGCTCCTCGTTTCGAGTGTTGCCATCGGCGCGCATGAGCTGCAGGTAATCGATCACGATCAGGTCGAGCCTGCCGAAGCGATGCCGTGCCTTGATCGCTCCCATCCGCAAGCGCCCCACCGTCGAGATCGACGCCGGATCGTCCTGGATCATCATCTGCGCATCGCACAGCCGCCCGGTGGACACCACTAAGCCGTCGTAATCGCGCTGGGCGAGTCGCCCTTTTCGCATGGACTGCGTCGGCACGCTGCCGAATCGAGCGAGCGAGCGCTCAGCTAGTTGTGCAGCCGACATTTCAAGGGAAGCGAAGAACACGCCGCCGCCGGCAAGCGCGACGTTCTCCGCGACGTTGGTTACGAACGTCGTTTTTCCCATCGAGGGACGGCCCGCGACGATGATCAGATCGCCGGACTGTAAGCCGCATGTCTCGTCGTCGATGGCCGGGAAGCCGGTCGCCAGTCCGGATACCGCGCCGGGGTTACGGGCGCGCTCGTCAATAGCTTCGATGGCATCGCGCAGAGCGTCGCTCAGTGTCGTAGCCTCGCGCCCTGACCGCACACCAGCGGCAAGCCTGAGCACTTCTGCTGTTGCGCGTTCAATGCGCTCATCGGCACCGAGCGTGGCATCGTGGGCAAGTTCGGAGAGTCGGTTACTCGCGGTCTGCATTTCACGGGCTGCTGAACACTCGCGAACAAGGCCAGCGTAACGCGCGATATTGGCCGCTGAGGGCGTGTTACTCACCAGTTCGACCAGATACGCCAGCGAGACCTTTTCAGCGTCGCCACGGGCCTGTATTGCAGTCGCAAGGGTGATGACGTCCACCTGTTCGCCACGATCGAACAACTGGCGCATGGTTTGGAACAGGATCCGATGGTCGGCGTGGTAGAAGTCGGATTCAGTCAGCAAGTCGGCGATTCGCTCCCAGGCGGCGTTGTCGAGTAGCAGGCCACCGAGCACCGCCTGTTCTGCTTCGATGTTGTGCAGAGGACGGGGGAAGTCGAGAGGGGCGTTCATGCGGCCTCCCGTTCGTGATACTTGCCTTCGATGATCTTCACCAGGTTGGCAGGTGTGACGATCCATTCCAGATCAACCTCAAAAGGCGGGCGCCCTGTGGTGCCTGTTTTGCCGGTCAGGAAGTCGCTCTCAGCGACGTAGGTGAAGAACTTTTCCCACCACGCCAGCGATTGACGCTTGACGTCCTCACGCCAACGGGCGCGCAGCTTGGTACGCCTGGCTTCGTTCCAGATGCGTACCCGGCGACCCATGGGCAGGATGCGGTGATACAGATCGATAATTTCTTGATGCGGGCAGGAGTCAGCCGGCTTGCCGGCGACAACCGATGCGCCAGCATCGGAACCCGGGATGGGGGAATCAGGAATCAGGTTAAGGGAATCAGAGAAGAGGGAATCAGCCGGGCAACTTCCGTGCATGTCTGGTGCCTGCACCGTGCTTGCACCGTGCATGTCTGGTGCAGGTATGACGCTTGCCTGTTCTTTGCAGTGCGGATTCTGGTGTTTACCGAAGTTCACGATCTGGATGAATCGCCCACCAGCAGCCGTATAGCGCAGGATGAATCCGGCTTCGTGCAGCTCGCTGAGCAGATCCTCGACACTGCCATCGTCATAGCCGAGCAGTTCGACACGTATGCGCTTTGGCCTGTCTTCAAGTCGCCCATCACGATCCGCCAGGCACCACAAGCCAGCGAACAGCAGGCGAGCGAGTGGCGAACATTCGGCTAAAGCTTCGTTCTTGAAGAAACCTGGCTTGATATTCCTGGCACGCATTCAGGCAGCCTCCCCATCAACGAGCGCCAGGTACTCCTGAAAGAGATCCCGCACCGCTTCACCCTTTTCGCTGGCAGAGGCAGACGGCCGTTTGATGACTTCGGAAAGCAGCGTCGCCTGCAAGAGGTGTGGGTTTTCCAGCTTATCGCCGTGGTTGCGCCTTCCAACCTCAAGAGCGTTGAGTAGTTCTGGCGGGCGCTGCATGTCAGGCTGCCTTAGCAATCAGTTCGAGAATGTCTTCAACGCGCCATGCGGTAACGCCCGGACTGATCTTCTTCACCGGCTTGGGGAAACGCCCATCCTTGACGCCGGCCCACCAGGTTGATTTCTTGACGGGGATAATCGCCGGGATCGGCGGATCGGCTTTGGGGTTGCCGATGATTTGCGACAGGCGAAGCAGGCCTGTTTGGGGGAGTGCGTGCATTTCGGATGCTCCATGAATAGCCGTTGCGGGCCGATGGGGTGCATCCTGTTTGAGTTTTTGCGCGCTGTGTGCAACCTTCTGAATTTCGGAAGGCTGCGGACGTCAGGGGAATAAAACGCAGCGCGCAGAAAATAAATTTCCCGAAAAAAAAGCGCCCGTGGATGCGGGCGCTTGTTGAAAAAAGTTGAAATCCGGCAGAGGTCAGACCGGGCCGACCTCAACAGCCTTGCTCACGTCAGCAAGCAGTTTCTTGCGTCGGTCCAGGTCAACGTGGTTTCCACCGACCATCTCAGCTTCAGTGTTGATGCAGTTCTCAATGTCATACGCCTTGCCGCGAATGGCGCGCAGCGCCTGGACAACATTCGCGACGTCATTGGGCGCTGCTGTTTCCATCGCGAGCAGTGCAAGGCTTGCGATAGCGGCGATCTGTGAGAATCCTTCTTGTGACAAAGCATCCATAGTTTTGATGGTGTCGAGCAGATCCTCGACGCCGTGTGCTTTGGTTGGTTTAAGATTCGTTACAGCCATGGTGCATCTCCTATTCAGGTGCTTCGTGGTCAGGGCTGGTCGAGTGCGGAAACACCCTTCCGGCCCGCTTTGCCTGAGGCCGTCAGGCGGCGGTTTTACTCATAAGCGGCATCACGTTGCCCGCCTTCTTCGATTCGCACCACGCGGCCCAATCATTCATCATCTGCATCCGCTTCTGAAACATGTCGCCACGACGGTAAGCCGCCTCCACTTTATTCTCGACAACGTGCGCCAGCGCCATTTCCACCATGTCGCGATCGTAGTGCGTAGCCTCGGCGGCCCAGTCCCGGAAAGACGACCGGAACCCGTGGGGCACTATATCCCTGCCGGATTGTGCATCCACCCACTTTTCCAGGCCTGCTTTTACCCTGCCCGCGTTCATTCTCTTCAACGGCTGGCCAAGGCCGCCAGTATTCACAGGTTCGCCGACGCCCCTGCCGGGAAAAACACATTCTCCCTGACGTATCTCCTTTGCCTTGGTGAGAACCGCCAGCGCAGCATCCGAGAGCGGAACCCGGTGTTCCCTGCGGGCCTTCATTCTTTCCGCCGGGATGGTCCAGACACCCTTTTCCATGTCTATCTCGTCCCACTTCGCCGCGCTTGCTTCACCGCAGCGGCTCGCCGTAAGAATCAGAAATTCAAGGCATAGGATGGTGGCGCCCTCGTGCTCGCGCAGCTTGCCGATGAACGCGCTCATCTGGTCGTAAGGCAGCGCAGGCTGAGGCTTATGCGGTGCGATCTTGCTTGGCGCGGGCAGTACGTTGTCGAGGTGGCCCCGCCATGCCGCGGGGTTCTCGCCCTGCCGGTAACCCTTCACCCTGGCGAATGAAAGTATCTGCTCGATCCTGCCGCGCAACCGCTTGGCGGTCTCGGTCGTGGTGAGCCATAGCGGGTTGAGCACCTCGAGCACCATGGCGGTGTCAACATCACCCACCGGTATGTCACCCATGACAGGGTAAGCATAGGTGGCAAGCGTGTTTTCCCACTGGCTGCCGTGTTTGGCGTTCTTCCATCCGGCCCGGTTGGCCTCAATGTACTCAAGTGACACCTTTTTGAAGGTGACAGCCCCTGCGGCGATCTGCGTCGCGCGTGCGGCTGCAGCTTGGATCTGTTGCTTGCGGTGCTCCAGTGGGTCGATCTTGTCATGCACCAAGGCGCGCGCGTCGACAGCGCGTCTACGTGCTTCCTTTGCAGATATGCCAGCCAGAGAGCCTATTCCCATCTCGCGGCGTTTGCCGTTCAACTGAAATCGGTAGATCCACGACTTAGCCCCCGACTTGCTCACTTGCAGGTAAAGCCCTTCACCATCCAGCCAGTACCCTGGCTTGGCATGTTTTATCTTCAGCTCAGTTAGCAC